GGCATAAAAATGCCCGGGCTATTGCTTTTGCCCGGGTCAGGTGGTACAATATAGCTTGTCTGGGACTTATATTGTCCACCCGGTTCGCCGGGCGGCCTCGTCGGTGTTGGTAGCACCGGCGGGGCTTTTTTTTGTTTTGTGGCGGGCTTCAATTCATCGGCACGCTGTCGATATAACACTCATCTGCGCAAAGATCAACTTTATTGTTCCAGACCTTATTGCTGTCCACATTCGGGTCAATATCCCACGCGATGCTGTGGGTATCATCTACATAGACCCGGCTGAAATTTTCCATATCGGTGAACGGCTCAAAAACGGTACCTTTTTTGAGAAGCGGGCGCATATCGTAAAGCCGTTTTTCGCCGTTATCGAAGCTGATCGTCAGGGTGAAGTCACGGTTGGCAACGACACCGACGATCTTTTTCTTTCCGCCTGCAAAGTATTCTGCGGCTCTGCGGTCAAATCCTTTGGAAAGATAATATTCAACTGTGTTTGCCATGGTATAACCTCCTTATCTCAGCGGCTCGATGGAGAACAACTCCTGCTGATTTCTTGCAAGCTCCCAGTTCTCGCGGAGCTCCTCTTGATGGAAAGCTGCCCAGCCCAGAAGCATTTTCAGTTGCTTGGAAGGCATTGAACCCTCTAACACTTCCAGTTCTTCGATGGATACAAGAACTTCGGCACCGCCATAAAACGCATGGAAATGCGGCGGCATGTGGTCGCTCCAATAAATACAGACTTTAATTCCTCTGAACATTGAAATCGTCGGCATAAAATCAACTCCTTCTCTATGATTATTATAACATGTTGAGTTTCCATTTTTCAACTTTTTGCCCCACAGCGGGGATTTTTCTTTTTTGATTAGAATGAATAATATTCAAAACAGGCGAATAATATTCAAAAAGCGGACATGATAGGACATCTTTGCCGCATAATATTGACAAAAGTGATTTTAACGAGTAAGGTAAGAGACAGGAACATGTGTTCTGAAAGGAGAGGTTATCTATGGATAAAAAGAGAAGTCTCACAGATAATTACAGCCCGTATCTCAGAGTATTACGACCGGAAATATGCCATAAGTGCTTACAGCCAGGAAAGCTTTTACCTTCGCGTGAAGGTAGTAATTCTTTTAGAGCGTACTGCACAAATCCCAAATGTGAGAACTTTCAGGACGAATGGTTAATACCATATGAGACTTTCGTTATGTTGGACTATTTGTCCGACCACCAGCCAGAGTAATTAAAATTGCATAAATTTGTAAAGCTCATCTGGCATAGAAAGTTCTTTACTGAGATAATTGATAATAGCGGTGTTTAACAAATCAAACTGTTCCTGAAAACTTTCATTATTAAATATTTCAGGAGGACAGTTTTTGCGTATCTGTAAGTATAAAGCATACTCGTTACTATGCGTACCGTCGCGTCCGCTTTCATTGTCAATTCGAATCAGAGCAACCACTCCGGCTTGGTGATAAAAATAAAACGAGTTATGTGGCAAAATTTGCCTGAATTCATTAGTAAACACATAATCGGAAGTTTCCTGCACTATATCAGGAAAACCGCTTTCAACAGGAGACAGGGAAGAGAGTGTTTGCCAGTGGATTTCATTAGCAGTAGTTTTTTCTATAAGTGTTTTGGTAAAGTTAAAAATTTGGTCAAGGATCATGCTTGATAATCTCCTTTTTGAAAAATAAAAATAATATCAGGAATTTTTCGACTAAATGTGTTCCAGTCTTTTTCTTCATCAGATAAGTTACATGAGTTGCAAACAAGCTCAGTAAAATCGGAAATGGTTTTCATATCGGTATCATTGAATTTACGGAGTTCAGCTAAATTTTTTGCCAGTAACATTGTGTTTCGTAATGAGTTATAGGTTTTCCTACCTTTGAAATGTTCTTTGTCAATTTCTGTTTGACATCTTTTCAATTTTTTAATCACTTCGGGGCTTTCTTCGTAAAAGAATTTTTGATTTAACCTTTCGATTATTCTATCCTCAAGCGTTTTCAAATCTTTACGGTTTCTATAACTTGATATGCAAGAAAAAATTGCTGGAAAAACTGCAGCAACGAGGGTAACAACCCAACTTACAATAGAAGCCCAAAGTGGTGTTCCAGCAGGTTCACTAACAGAATCGAGAATTGTTATAGGCATTGGACTTGGCAACATTTCATCACCCCCTTAAAACTTAGCTCGAAGTTCGACGACCTTACCGATGACGCGGACGGGGAGACTTTCAATTTCTGCATTTGAATAGTACATAGGCTCGTAGGCCGGGTTGTTGGGAATCAACATGATGCCTTCGGGTCCTTTTTTTATGCGCTTTACTGTAGCCTCGTTGCCGTTCACGAGGACAATCGCGATGTCACCGCTGTCGCAGTCATCTTGTGCGCGAACAATCACAACATCGCCGTTTGATATTTTCGGCTCCATACTGTCACCTTTGATTTGCAGCGCGAAGAAGTCACCTTGTGCTGCCATTTGCGGAGAAATTTCCTCGTAATCGATAATATCCTCGACTGCTTCCAATGGGATACCTGCAACGACAGTGCCGAGGACAGGAATCCATTTAGAACCATCTTTACTGGATTTAAGATTTTCTGTATATGTATTGTTTTGAACTGTATCGCGCCCCAAAAGATAATCGACAGATACGCCGAAAAAATCTGCTAACCGCTCCATAACCTCAAATTTTGGCTCACGGGCACCAGCTTCCCAGTTACCGACAGTTGATTGTTTTACACCGATTGCATTTGCAAAGCCTTGCTGAGAGTAACCCGCTTTTTCGCGAAGCTCTTTTAGACGAATTTGAAACATTTTCCCACCTGCTTTCAAACACATTTAATCACACATTGTATTTAATTACAATATGAAATAACGTTTGACTCAAAATAATTTCATTTTGTGTTGACAAACACGTTTTGAAATGCTATAATTAACACGAAATGAAATAAAAAGTGGTTGGAGGTGATGATATATGCGTTTTTGGCTTAAACAAATTCGTGAGCAGATGGGGCTGACAACTGCTGAGGCAGCAAATTTGTCGGGCATTTCTCAGAGTTACTATTCGTTGATTGAGAATGGTACTCGTGGAAATCCGCTGAATGTAGATATTGCCAAAAAGATTGCATCTGCTCTGAATTTTGAGTGGACGCAGTTTTACGATGATGAATGAGCTGTGATTCAGAGGTGAGAGGAGGGGAGGAAATGTATCGACTATTAGATGTACTCGAGTTTATTGCTTTAAGCTTTATTATGTTTCTGATTTTAAGAAAATTGCTGTAATCCGATAACCCACCCCCGCAGCCTTGCCCCATGCCGCCCGGAACTTACCTCCCATGATTTCATTTTGTTTGCGCCGAAGTGATTATTTTCTTGTCATTGAACGGGCGGCAGGTGGGAGGGCTGCGGGATATGGACAAACCGACACCGCATAAAAAGAAAAGAGGTGATTTCCATGAAAGAAACGACCGCGAAGAAAGCCCCTAAAAAACGCAAAGAGCGCGACCTTGGCACGCCGACGGTGATTGTACGATACTTAGACGAGACGCCGGAGCAGGTGGCGCAGAACCGCAGATGCGTGGAAGCGGCGCTGGACATGATGTGGCGCAAAACTTATGGCCTGCATCTGACAAACTTTGACTGGGGCGAGAAGCCGGAAGGTTACGGCAGGACCCGCGTGACCCACCCGAAGATTTAGATTCTGGAAGGAAGTGTAAAGCATGATCTTAATCAAGCTGCTCGGCTTTGCGATGCTGATCGGGACGGTCTCGGGGTCCGTGCTCGGGCTCCAGATCGTTATCGACCGGCTCGTCGCTGCGCAGCGCAGGAAAAGAAAAGCCGCACGGTCGTGCGGGAATATCGTAAGCCTTGATGCTTACAGAAAAAGAAAGGAAAGAAACGCATGAACCTGTATCACAAAGTAGAAGCCGCCTTCGACGGCATGGCAGACGCGTTGAAAGCGGCGATGAACGTCGCGGATAACAGCGAAGAAACGGAGCTGTACAGCGACCTCTCTATCGATATCGAGAGCTTGCGCGACGACGCCCAGAGCCTTTACGAAAAGCTCATTCAAAAGAAAAATGCCGCTCCGGCTGTTGCAGCAGTCGAAACGGCGAAAGAGTCAGATAAACACTCTGATTTGAGTATAGACAAAATTCTTGAGAATGTCAAGGGGTCTTTCTTGCTCGCGGAGCAAAACCCGGACGGCGGCGTCGACGTAACCGCGAATATTAAACTCGGAGATGATTTAATTGCCGTGTACGGTGCGGTCGTATCCGTAATTTATTACATGGCTCAGAAGCAAAAGCTTTCGACCGATAAGCTGACAGAAATCGAAAATAAGGCCAGAAACCACGCCATTCGCCGCGTGCTCAAGGAGGAGTTTTAACATGACAAAGCGTACAACTGTAAAAAACGATAAGCTGGTATTCACAAAAATCGCACCGAAGGCGCATATCGATGCGCAGAACCGCATCCGCCTGACCGACGAAGCGATTGAGATCATCGAGAAGATCTACATGGACACGAACATCTCTTTGACGCAGATCGCGAGTGAGATGATTAAGTATGCTGCGGATCACGTCACCATCGAGCAGCAGACAGTCGTGAATGAGGTGTTGAAGAAATGATGAAGATCAACAAGCTCGAAATTGAGAACGTAAAGCGCGTCAAGGCCGTGAAGATTGAGCCGTCCGAAAACGGGCTGACAATCATCGGTGGACGCAACAACCAGGGCAAGACCTCCGTGTTGGACAGTATCGCCTGGGCGCTGGGCGGCGACCGCTACCGCCCATCACAGGCCGTAAGAGAGGGGTCGGTGATCCCACCGCACTTACATATTGTCATGAGTAACGGGCTTGAGGTGGAGCGCAAGGGCAAAAACAGCGACCTCAAGGTCACGGACCCGACCGGCAAGCGCGCCGGCCAGCAGCTCTTGAACGAGTTCGTGGAAGAACTCGCGATTGATCTGCCGAAATTTATGGAAGCGTCTTCGCGCGAGAAAGCCGAGGTGCTTTTGAAGATCATCGGCGTAGGCCCGCAGCTCAAGGAGCTCGAGGTGCAGGAAAACGACCTCTACAACCGCCGCCGTGCAATCGGGCAGATTGCCGACCAGAAAGCGAAGTTTGCGAAAGAGATGCCGTATTACCCGGATGCACCGAAGGAACCGATTTCCGCAAGTGAGCTCATCCGGGCGCAGCAGGAGATCCTCGCGAAGAACGGTGAGAACCAGCGCAAGCGTTTGAATGCTGCCGTGCTCAGTGAAGCGCGTGAACGTTTGGTGCAGAAAGTAGACGATCTGCGCGCAGAGCTTGCAACGTACAGTCAGCAGCTTGCAAAGACCGAACGTGACCTGGAGTGTGCGCTGAAAAGCGCGGAAGATCTGCACGATGAATCGACCGCAGAGCTCGAGCAGAATATCCGCGACATCGAGGTCATCAATGAAAAGGTACGCACGAACCTCAATAAAGAGAAAGCCGAGGAAGATGCGAACGCGCACCGCGCCGAGTACGATACCATGACCGCAAAGCTGAACGACGTGCGGCAGAAAAAGATTGACCTGCTGAAAAATGCGTCGCTGCCTTTGCCGGGCTTATCCGTGGAAAACGGCGAACTGACGTACAACGGGCACCGATGGGACAGCATGAGCGGCAGCGAGCAGCTCAAGGTCTCGACCGCGATTGTGCGCAAGCTGAACCCGAACTGCGGGTTTGTGCTTATCGATAAGCTTGAACAGATGGACACGGAGACCTTACAGGACTTCGGCACATGGCTTGAGCAGGAGGGCTTGCAGGCGATCGCGACGCGTGTCAGCACCGGCGGCGAGTGCTCGATCATTATTGAAGACGGCTATGTCAAGGGCGAAGTGCCGCAGAAAAAAGAATGGAAGGCAGGAGAATTCTAATGAATATCACATCGGGCAAAATCGAATCGGCGAAAAAAGTCGTCATTTACGGGCCGGAGGGCATCGGTAAATCGACTTTTGCCGCGCAGTTCCCGAACCCGCTGTTCATCGACACCGAGGGCAGTACGAAATATATGGACGTGCGCCGCATGGACAAGCCCACAAGCTGGGAGATGCTGCGGCAGGAGCTTACATACGTCAAGCAGAACCCGCAGGTATGCGGCACGCTCATCATCGATACGATCGACTGGGCGGAGCAGCTGTGCATCGACGATATTTGCAGCCGATACCAGAAGAAGGGCATTGAAGACTTCGGCTACGGTAACGGCTATGTATACGAAAAAGAGGAATTCGGGCGGTTTCTCAACAGTCTGGAGGAAATCGTGCAGGCAGGCGTACACGTCGTGCTGACCGCGCACGCACAGATGCGCAAGTTTGAACAGCCGGACGAAATGGGGGCGTATGACCGCTACGAGATGAAGCTCGGCAAGAAGACCGGAAGCCAGATCTCGCCGCTCGTCAAAGAATGGGCGGACATGGTGCTGTTTGCGAACTACAAGACGTTCGCCGTGCAGACGGACGACAAAGGGCAGAAGTTCAAGGCACAGGGCGGCAAGCGCGTCATGTATACGTCTCACCACCCGTGCTGGGACGCGAAGAACCGTTTCGGTCTGGCGGATGAGCTGCCGTTTGAGTACGCGCAGATCGCGCATTGCATCGGCGGCAAGCCGGTACAGGCAGCGCAACCGACACCGACCGGCACAGCCGTACCGATGCAGCAGATGAACGCCATATTGGACGAGACACCGACAGAAGAAGCGTACAGCATTTCGTCTTATGTGCCGAAAGCGCTTGCAGACCTCATGCGCCCGGAGCACGTAACCGAAGAGGAAATTCAAATGGCGATCGGGCAGAAGGGCTATTATCCCGAAGACACACCGATCTCGAGTTATGACCCTGCGTTCGTGCAGGGCGTGCTGATCGGCGCATGGCCGAAAGTATTTTCAGTGATCCGCAGCAACAGAGATTTACCGTTTGACGTATAAGGAGAAACAGATCATGGCGAACACAACGAACGAAAGAGCAATGGACTGGGAAGACACCATAGAAAACGAAAGTAATTTCAGAATTATCCCGGAGGGCGATTACAGCTTTACCGTAAGCAAACTGACCCGCGCACGGTATAACGGCGGTGCGAAGATCGGACCCTGCCCGAAGGCGATCTTAGACCTTGACGTGGTGACGCCCGAGGGCGTAGTCACCGTGCAGCACAACCTTTTGCTGCACACGCGCTGCGAGGGCTTGCTGTGCGCGTTCTTCACGTGCATCGGGCAGCGCAAGCACGGGCAGCCGCTCAAGATGAACTGGGCTGCCGTACCCGGTGCACGCGGCCGTGCGCATATCGGCATCCGCAAATGGACAAGCGAAAAGGACAACCAAGAACACGAATCAAACGAGGTAACGCGCTTTTTAGACCCGGAAACGGCACCCGCCGCGCCGACACCGAGCTTTACACCGGGTGACTTCTGATGGAGCTGAGACCATATCAGCAGGAGGCAAGGCAGGCAGTTGAAAATGAGTGGGCGTGCGGCGTGGATCGCACGCTGCTTGTTTTGCCGACCGGCTGCGGAAAAACGATTGTCTTTGCAAAGATCGCCGAGGACAGCGTGCGGGACGGCGACCGCGTGCTGATCCTGGCACACAGAGGAGAGCTGCTTGAACAGGCGGCAGACAAGATTCGCACGGCAACAGGGCTTTTGTGCGCGACGGAAAAAGCGCAGGAAAGCTGCCTCGGCAGTTGGTACCGCATCGTCGTGGGGTCCGTGCAGACCCTGATGCGCGAAAAACGCCTTGCGGGGTTCGACTACGACTATTTTGACAAGATCATCATCGATGAGGCGCACCACTGCATCTCGGACAGCTACCGGCGCGTACTGGACCATTTCAGCACCGCAAAGGTGCTCGGCGTGACGGCAACGCCGGACAGGGGAGACATGAAGAATTTAGGCGCGGTGTTTCAGTCACTCGCCTATGAATACACGCTGCCGAAAGCCATCAAGGAGGGCTACCTCACGCCGATCAAGGCGTTGACCGTGCCGCTGAAGCTCGACCTTTCCGGCGTATCGGTACAAGCGGGCGACTACAAAGCCGCCGACCTCGGCACAGCGCTTGACCCGTATTTATACGGCATTGCGGACGAGATGATGAAGTATTGCAGAGACCGCAAAACGGTCGTGTTTCTGCCGCTTGTGAAGACCTCGCAGAAGTTCCGGGATATTCTGAACGAGCGTGGATTTCGTGCGGCGGAGGTCAACGGTGAGAGCACAGACCGCGCGGAGATACTTGAGCAGTTTGATCGCGGCGATTATAACGTGCTGTGCAACAGTATGCTCTTGACCGAAGGTTGGGACTGCCCGAGCGTAGACTGTGTAGTGGTGCTGCGTCCGACAAAGGTGCGCAGCTTATACAGCCAGATGGTGGGCAGGGGCACGCGATTATACCCCGGCAAAGACCACCTGCTTTTACTGGATTTTCTCTGGCACACGGAACGCCACGAGCTTTGCCACCCCGCGAACCTCATCTGCGAAAATGAAGAAGTCGCGCAGCAGATGACGCGCAACATGGAAGAAGCCGCAGGCGCACCCGTTGACCTTGAAGAAGCGGAGAAAACGGCATCCGAGGACGTTGTAGCGCAGCGCGAAGAAGCGCTTGCAAAGCAGCTTAACGAGATGCGCAGCCGCAAGAAAAGGCTTGTGGATCCGCTGCAATTTGAAATGTCCATTCAAGCGGAAGACCTTTCCGGCTATGTGCCGGCGTTCGGGTGGGAGATGTCGCCGCCGAGCGAAAAGCAAATCTCGGCGCTTCAAAAGTTCGGCATTTTCCCCGATGAGATCGGCAACGCAGGCAAGGCGGCGAAGATCCTCGATAAGCTCGAAAAGCGCCGCATGGCAGGACTGACGACGCCAAAGCAAATACGATTCCTCGAGGGGCGCGGATTTCAGCACGTGGGCACATGGTCGTTCGAGACCGCCCGCGGCGACCGCATCGCCGCGAACAACTGGCGCACGCCGTACGGCATTGACCCGAAAAGCTTCAGACCGGAGGCGTAAATGGAGTATAACAACGAGAACCTCTTGGAGCTGCTCGACTATATCGACCCCGCTCTGCTCGATTATACGGATTGGACAGGCATCGGCATGGCGCTCAAGGACGCAGGGTACAAGGCTTCGGACTGGGATGCCTGGAGCCGCCGAGATTTAAAGCGGTATCATCCGGGCGAATGTGAGCGCAAATGGGACACGTTTACGGGTACAGGCATCACCGCCGGGACGCTCGTCAAAATGGCGCTGGATAACGGCTACAAGCCCGCAAAAGCAGACCATGAGCTCGATTGGAACGACACAATCGACCGTCATGATGAATTTGTTGTGGTGGACAAGAACTGGATTGAAGCGCAGGACATTCACGAGCCGGAAAAGTGGAAGCCTGCCGCCGAGCTGATACGGTATCTCGAAACACTGTTTGACAGCACGGACACGGTGGGCTATGTCACCGAGAGCTGGGAGAAAGACGGCAAGTACATGCCGAAAAGCGGCAGCTACACGCAAACGGCAGGCGAATTATGCAGCGCGCTGTATAAGTGCGGCGACGACCTCGGTGCGGTGCTTGGCGACTATAACCCCGCCGTCGGTGCGTGGATCCGCTTCAATCCCTTAGACGGCAAGGGTGTGAAAAACGAGAATATCACGGAATACCGCTATGCGCTTGTTGAATCCGACAGCATGGATATCGCGAGCCAGAACGCCGTCATACGTGAATTGGAGCTGCCGGTCGCCTGCCTTGTGTACAGCGGCGGCAAGAGTCTGCACGCGATTGTGCGCGTTGATGCGGGCAGCTATGAGGAATACCGCGCACGCGTCGATTATCTCTACAAGGTCTGTGCAAAAAACGGACTGGACATCGATAAGCAGAACCGCAATCCTTCACGACTTTCGCGTATGCCCGGCGTGGTGCGCGGGGAGCACAAGCAGTTTTTGGTCGACACGAACATCGGCAAAAGCTCGTTTGAAGAATGGCGCGACTGGATTGAGAGCGTCAACGACGATCTGCCGGACGAAGAAAACCTTTCAACATTCTTTGACGACCTGCCGGCGCTTGCGCCGCCGCTTATTGAAGGCGTGCTGCGGCAGGGGCACAAGATGCTCGTGGCGGGCCCCAGTAAGGCGGGCAAATCGTATTTGCTCATCGAGCTGTGCTGCTGCATCGCAGAGGGGAAGCCGTGGCTTTCGTTTCCCTGCACGGCGGGACGCGTGCTATACGTAAACCTTGAGTTAGACCGTGCGTCCTGCCTGCATCGCTTCCGCGACGTTTACACGGCGCTCGGCTTTACGCCGGAGCACATCGACCGCATCGACATCTGGAACCTGCGCGGGCGCAGCGTACCGATGGATAAGCTCGCGCCGAAACTTATTCGCCGCGCCGCAAAAAAGAGCTACATGGCGATCGTCATTGACCCGATTTACAAGGTCATCACCGGCGACGAGAACAGCGCCGACCAGATGGCGCATTTCTGCAACCAGTTCGACAAGGTGTGCACGGAGCTCGGCTGCGCCGTGATCTACTGCCACCACCATTCAAAAGGCGGGCAGGGCGGCAAAAAGAGCATGGACCGTGCGTCCGGCTCCGGTGTGTTTGCGCGCGATCCGGATGCGCTTATCGACCTTATCGAGCTGGAGCTGACCGACGGCATCAAGGAGCAGCAGGAGAACCGTGCGGTGTGCGCCGTGTGCCTCGACTGGCTGACGCGCTACCGCAAGGCGGACGAAGCCGGAGACGATGACCGACTGAGCGCGACGCAGATGATGGCGCTGTGCAAAAAGCACCTGCGGGAAGCGTCATACAACTTAATGCTCGGCGATGTGTCAAGGGCGCGTACGGCTGCAAACGCAAAGTCCGCATGGCGTGTAGAAGGCACGCTGCGCGAGTTTCCGCGCTTTGCGCCGAAGAACTTTTGGTTCGATTATCCGATCCACCGGGCGGACGAAACGGGCATCCTGCTCGACCTGCAAGCCGAAAATGCCACGCCGAAGGGCACCGGATGGAAGCAGAATTTCGGACGCAAGAAGACCCCGCAGGAACGCAAAAAAGAGCGTGAAGCATCACTCGACACGGCGTTTGAAGCGGTGGGCGAAGGCGGCAAAGCGAGCGTTAAGGAGCTCTCCGAGTACCTCGGCGTGAGCGAAAAAACGGTGCGGCGTAGGTTGGAGGAAGCGAAGAAATACTGGATTTCAGAGGGTGAAGCAGGGATAAAATAAGCGTAACTTATTTATTTCATCTGCAAAAAACAGCTAAAAACCATTCGAATTCAATGTATTTTAATTACAGGGACAGGGACAAAGACAGTTGTCCCTCGAGTTTGACCCTGTGAGGGACAGACATTTTTTCGATTTTGTCCTTGCTTGTATATTTTAAATATAGCTTAGACAGAGACAATTTCTCGATTTTGTCTTTGTCTCTATACAAAAAATACAGCTTGGACAGGGACAATTACTCGACTTTGTCCCTGTCCCGGACACACCTATATATACTACGTATATATATCCGTTTCACGTTCTCTCACGGTCAAGGGGTGAAGAAGTGTGGGGGTCATGAGGTTCCCCCACACGACTTCTTCCCCTACCCTTGACAAAAGCAAATTTTCTTCAAAAGCAAAAATTCAGCAGTTTAACGAGGTGAAATAAATGACATTGGAGTTCTTTGTACTGATGGTGCCGCCGACGGTGACGCATCAGGAGAAGCGTGTGAACTGGTCGGCACGAAAGTTCTACGAGGACGATAACCTGAAAGCCGCCAGACAGAAACTCGCCGCTTACATCGGCAGGCACAGACCCGAAAGCCCGATTACAGGCGGCGTACGGCTGACGACGAAGTGGTGCTTCCCAAACGGCAGACATGCGGACGGAGAGTACCGCACATCGAAGCCCGACACGGACAACCTGCAAAAGCTGCTCAAGGACGTTATGACGCAGCAGGGATTCTGGAAAGACGACGCGCTGGTGGCGTCCGAGATCACCGAAAAGTTTTGGGCGAAGATTCCGGGCATCTACATCCGCATTGAGGAGCTGTGATGGAGCTGCGGGAAGTTAAGCGACACATGAACCGCACGGTGCAGTACAGCGGCAGCGCTTACGAGCTGACGGCGATCATCTTCCGCAGAGACCGTAAGACCGGCAGTGACTTTTACCAGGCGGAAATAACCGACAAGAAAAACGACGGCTCCGTGCTGATCTGCGGGTTGGAGCAAATTGAAAGCGAGGGAAAGCCATGAACCTGACCTGCTGCCCGAGGGAGTGCTCGGGAAGATATGCCGATGAGCGTGGGACATGCCACAGCACTTGCAAGCGGTACCGCGATTACTGCCGCCAGAGAGAAGACGAGCTTCAGCGCAAAGCCAAAGCGATGGATGCTTTGTACTTCTATCACGAAGTGCGGCAGGCTGTGAAAAGAAAACATGAAAGGAAGATCAGACGTGAACACTGAAGAACGCAAGAAAGTTTTAGATGCCTTGACTTCGGGCGAATGGGTCGAAACCAAAGCGGTGTGCGATGCACTGAATATTACTTTCGCGCAAGGTATGAGAATTTTTTCGTTCAGCCGAACGGTAAAGTGGAGTTCTCCACCGGCAAACGGACAGGATATTACGACAAAATTCAGAGTAAGGAAGTAGGAGAGAAAGTTATGAAGACTAAAATCATCTTGGTCGTGCTCGTAATCGCGGCAACGCTCACGGAGTGCATCGTGATGCGCAAGTCGCGGGAGTACGATGCAGCGGACAATATCGCCGGGCTTGAGCGCTGCGTGAAAGCCATGGTGGTACTTGGAGCGGTAGGCACTGCCGCAGCAGTGGCGTTTGTGGCGATGTGAAGGGAGGAACAGGCGATGACGGAAAATTGCATTGAAAAAAATAAACGGCTCAACACCGGCAACAAAATTGCCAGTTTCCGAGTAAAACAAAGTATGCCATATGAATTTAAGGTGAATTATGCGCGCATAAGAGCATGGGAATTCTATAATGAATGTGGAAAAAGGGACTTGGATTGCTATGTTTCAGTAGGGGGACTTGACAGTATCACACTGTTCTTCTTCTTGAAATCAATAGGAATAGATGTGCCAGCGGTATCAGTCTCTTCGCTCGAAGATGTTAGTATCCAAAAAATCCACAAACAGATTGGAGTTATCTCACTACCACCAGCAGTTAGAACTGATGGTACGCGATGGAATAAGCAAAAACTAATTCAAGAATTTGGTTTCCCTGTACTCTCCAAGGAAATCGCCCGTAAAATTGAATTGCTTCAAAACCCAACTCCCAATAATAAAACCATAAGGCATGCAATTGTTACAGGCGAAACTGGTGAATATGGTGGATTTCAAAAGCATTCAAAAATGAAACTTGCGCAGAAGTGGCTCGAAAAATTCGGCGGATTAGAAAATGAAGAAGAAGGCGTGAATTATCAAATTGCACCGTTTAAAGTCTCCTCGAAGTGTTGCTATTACCTCAAAGAAAAACCGTGCTCTGATTGGGCTAAAGAGCACAATTGTGTACCGTATTTAGGGCTGATGGCATCCGAAGGCGGAAGACGTGAGAAGTCTTTAATGCTAAATGGCTGTAACTACTTTGGAAAGGGAACCATTCGTTCAGCACCATTTGCAATTTTTAATAGACAGGATTTATTACAGTTGGCACTTGATTTAAAGGTCCCTGTCCCTGAGATTTATGGAAGCATACTGAAGGATGAAGATGGTCATTTGTATACTTCTGGAGAGCAGCGAACCGGATGCTCGATGTGTGGATTTGGAATTCAGCTCGAAAAGCGGCCTCATCGATTCGATCGGCTACGGAAACGGAACTACAAAGAATGGGATTTTTGGATGAATAGGTGTTGCTTTGATGAAAACGGAACACCGTATGGCTGGGGAAAAGTTTTAGATTATCTCGGAATTGGGTGGCGAGATATTCCGGAAGCAGAGTTCGCGCCGGAGCAGATGACGCTAAATCAATGATGGAGGCAGGCAGGCAGGCAATGACAAAAGAACTTTTGGAGCAATACCCCGACATCTGCGCGGAAATCGAGGAGCTGAAAGCGAAAGACAACGCGGCGGTCAGCGACGTGGTGCAGGCAAGCGCGGACGAGTTCCCGTTCAACCTGCACAGCGTTACGGTGCAGGGCTTGCCGAACCCGAAACACGCAGAACGCATTCGGGAACTTGAAGTGCAAAAGACGGAGATCGAAGCGTTTGTGGGCAAGCTTGCCTACCGCCCGCAGAAGCTCGCCCGATGTGTCATGAAGCACGGGACGAGGTGGAAGGTCATTATGCGTGAGATGGGCGGTTACAAGTCGCCAGAAGCGCTGCGAAAAGAATTTTCGAGAATTTTCAAAAAAATTTGAGATTTGTCCGCTTTGTCCGTTTTGTCCGCCTATAATGATAATTGAGGAAGTCTACAAGGAGCACCTGCGCTTCGGCGTGGGTGCTTTTCTTATGCCCGAAGCCGAAAGGAGGGGTGCACGTGAAAAGAGAATACCGGGTGTGCCCGAGGGGCTGCAAATGCGTTTGGGCGGAACAATCGGACGGCACATGCTTCTGTATGCTCTCTGTGTGCCCTTACACGGCGGTTTCAGACGGTACGAGGATAGTTTCACCTGTTGAGAGTGAAAACGGCGTAGAGAGCCGCGTAGACGATTTAATAAACAGGTGCGAAGATGAGTAATCCGCGATATGCGAACGGTACACTGCGCAGGAAACACCGTGCCAGGCTGAAAGCCATGGGCGCGCCATGCGGGATATGTAAAGGGCGGTTCGGTCCGATACATTACGATGAGCCGAGCGACGCGCAGCACCCGCTTTCGTTTGTAGTCGATGAAATTAAACCCGTAGCACGTTGGCGCGAATTTGGCTATGCTTCGGCGCGGTCTGCGGCAGAGGATTGGGACAACTTGCAGGCAGCGCATTATTTTTGTAATCAGCAGAAGGGCACAAAAACAGGAAATCCGTTCGAGGAAAAGAAAGAGAAAAAGATATACCCAAAAATCAGCGACGGAAACTGGTGAGTTTGCCGAGAGTGGGGAGGGTGCCCCCTATCCTGCCTAAGCGACCCATCGCCGTCCAGCGCCGATTTACACACAGGGCATTTTTGAAAGGGGTGGCAGTGGCATGAAAATGAAAAGCATCACGGCAAAGGGCAGCCGGATAGAGCAGCTCAAGGAGCTTGCAAAAGTGCTCGCTGCCGCAATTGATGCGTGCATAAACCCGAAGGCGCTTCCGGCTATGGCGAAGCAGTACCGGGAAACGATACGGGAGATCGAAGAAATAGAGGGGGTGAGCGCCGATGGAGACGAGATCAGCGAAATCCTCACGAGCCGCGAAGCCGATGGGAAGCCAGGAGCCGTCCGAAAGAATCGCGCCTGAGTATGCAGCAAGCGACGGCATGGACGCGGTGAAGCTGCTGCGCGTCGGCGGCACGGTGCTCGACCCATGGCAAAGCGACATCATGGATGATTGGCTCGGCCGCACACCGTCCGGCAAATGGGCAGCCCCCACAGCAGGCGGCAGCGTGCCCCGGCAGAACGGCAAATCGCTTTTGGTACAGGGGCGCGCGGAAGCCGGTATGCTGATGCTTAACGAGACGGTGATCTACACGGCGCATCTGCAAAAGACCGCGACGGAGACGTTTGAAGAAATGCGCGATTTTTTCGAGCACCCGAAGCTTAGGCGGTATGTCGCCGAGATCAAAACGGCGCTCGGGCGTGAGCAAATTATCTTAAAAAGCGGCGCGCGCATTAAGTTCCTGGCGCGAACCCGCAACGGCGGACGCGGACAGCACGGCGATTTGCTCATTTTCGACGAAGCGCAGGAGCTGGACGAGACTGCGCAAGGCTCATTTCTGCCGGCGATTTCCGCAAGCTTGAATCCGCAGACCGTTTACGTCGGCACGCCGCCGGGGCCTGATGCCGTGGGCACGGTGTTCCGCAATTTGCGTCAACGTGCATTGGACGGTGAGGCGAAACGTGCAGCATGGTTTGAGTTTTCCGTGCCGGAGATCGGCGACGTGACAGACCCGAAGCGATGGGCGGCAACAAATCCGGCGCTCGGGCGACGCATCCAGTTTTCCACCATTGAGGGCGAAGCGGAGCAGCTCGACCCGGACACGTTTGCAAGAGAACGCCTCGGGTGGTGGAGCCCGGTAGCGGCGGAGAATTTAGATTATGCCATTGACCGCAGAGCATGGGAAGCCTGCGCGAGCGTTGATGAAAAGCCCGAGGGCAAGACCGCCTACGGCGTGAAATTTGCGGCAGACGGTTCGGCAGTGTGTTTATGCGGCGCGGTGATCCCAAAGGAGGGACCGGCACGCGTGTCGCTCATCGAGATGCAGCCCTCGGGGCGCGGACTTGTTTGGCTGGTGAACTGGCTTTCCGTCCGGTACGACCGCGCGAGCTGCGTTGTCATCGACGGGCGCAACGGCGTGGACGTGCTGGTCGAGCGCATCAAGGGTGTTTGGCGGGCGAAAAACGCTGTCATTCGTCCGGGCGTGAAAGACGTGCTGGCAGCGGTGGGATTGTTTACAAATGCCGTGAACGAAGGCGTTTTGACATGGTACAAGCCGCAGGAGGCGCTGAACGAAAGCGCCGTGACGGCGGTCAAGCGCCCAATCGGCGGCGGGTACGGCTTCGGCGGCGAAAACAGCTTACCCGTGGAAGCCTGCGCCCTGGCACTCTGGGGTGCGAAGACCTGCAAGCGAGACCCGACGCGGAAAATGAGGATTGGATAGAGGTGAGACGATGATAACTTTGAATATCGGCACGGTGCCGGGCTTGAGCGCAGACGAACAGCAGAAGCTCATCGAGCTGCAAAACGTGTTTGCCTATCACCAGAGCAAGAACGACACGAAAGACAAATATTACGAAGGACATATCGAGCTTAGCGACGTGAACCTCGGCATCGCTTTGCCGCAGGGTTTGAACAAGCTGAAGGTCGGCTGCAACTGGGGACAGAAAGCGGTGGATGTGCTTGCCGCGCGCAGTATGTTCGACGGATTTGTCGGCACGGCAGGCAGCTTGGGTGGGCTTTCAAAACTTGTGCAGGATAACAGGCTCATCGCGGAGTACGGTAAGGCGTGCCGCGACGAGCTGAAATACGGCTGCGTGTTCGCGACGCTTTCCGCCGATGCAGATATTGGCTGCAAGATACGGTTTCATTCGCCCGCGACTGCGGCGGCACTTTGGAACGGAGAAAAGGGGCGCATCGACTGCGGGCTTGCCATTATCGACACGATACCGGACGAGGAATACAGCAACGAGTGGGTGCCGAAGCTCGTCAACATGTACACAGCCGATGCGGTACTGGTGCTGCACCGTGAGCGCGACGGCTGGCGCGTGCAGCGCATGATGCACCGCATGGGTCGCCCGCTGATGGAGCCGATGATCTGGAGTGCGACGAGCGACAAGCCGTTCGGGCGCTCTCGACTGAAAAAGCCCATTCGTACTTTGATTGACGATTATATCCGCACAGTGGCAAACGCGACGATCGCGCTTGAGTTTGACACGACCCCGCAGAAGTACATTTTGGGCGTGACGGACGACCAGTATGACGCGATTGTATCGGATAAATTCAAGCAGTACGTGGGCAGCCTTTTGGCGGCGACCAGCAACCCCGAGACCGGCGAAAACCCGGTGTTCGGTCAGCTTACGCAGGGCAGTCTTTCGCCCCATGTGGAAAAGATGCGCATGACCGCCACGCAGTTTGCGGCGGCGACCGGCTTGACCGTGACGGATGTCGGCATCATCAACGACGCGAACCCCACGAGCAGCGACGCGATTTTGGCGCAGAGCCAGACGCTCGTTTTGCTCGCCCAGCAGCTCAACACCGGCAACGGCGACGCGTTGCAGACAATCGCGTGCATGGCGCAGGCCATTGCGCAGAACAAGACGCTTGACGAGCTGACGGAAGAAGAAAGCGGCATCATGGCGCATTTTAAGAACCCGGCGATGCCGAGCGTGGCGGTGACGGCGGACGCAGCGATCAAGATCGCATCGGCACGGCAGGATTTTGCCAGCACCGACACGTTCCTCGAGATGATCGGCTTTGACCAGGCAGACATCCGGCGTATCAAGTCGCAGGAGCAGCGCGTGCGCGGGCAGCAGCTTTTGATGGAGTTGAACGATGAAGCAGATACCGTCGAAAGCATGGCTTAGTTACATAGGCAAGCTGCGTCGGTTAAACACCACGGTTGCAAACTGTATGCAGGCGTATGTAGATCAGTATGGCGTTTCTGACAGCCAGAAGCTCATAGATGTTGCGTATGGGCTTGTGACGAAGTACGGCGAAGGCAGCGCAGCGCTTGCGAGCGAAATGTACGACGCGCTCGCGGAGCTTCAGGGTGCGCATGTGCCTGCGGCAGAGCCAGCGGAAACTGCCGAGTATGGTGAAGTGGCGCGCATGGTCAATGCGACAAAAAACAGCACGCCGCAGCTCAAAAGCGGGGTGAGCCGCCTTGTAAAGCGTGCCGGAGCCGACACGATGCTGAAAAACGCTTTGCGCGACGGCGCCGAATTTGCATGGGTGCCGAGTGGCGACACCTGCGCGTTCTGCATGACGCTGGCCTCCCGTGGGTGGCAGCGGGCGAGTAAGAAAGCCATAAAAAACGGGCATGCGGAGCATATCCACGCGAACTGCGACTGTACATACGCTATTCGGTTTGACCCGGAGGTGAACGTGGAGGGCTACGACCCCGACGCATACCTCAAGGCTTACCGCGACGCCGGAAGCGACGTAAACGAGCTGAGGCGCATCCACTACGCCGAAAACCGCGAGCGCATCAATGCCCAGAAAAGGGCGGCGTATGCAGCGAGAAATGAGAAAAAGCTCTCGACAACAGAGGGGAAAAGTGATAAAATAAAGAAAAACGATGATGGCGGTATTTTTGATATACTGCCCCTCAATCCTGTAACCAAAGAGCGTTATCAACCGCATTTACTTAAAATGACGGATGCGCAGTTTGGTAAAAAGGTTGGAAAACATGCGTCCGATTTTGGCATGGATCCGTCAAGCGCCGAAGCTCGTGAGCAAATGAAGCAAATCATATACACCGTTGTAAATGATGCAGACGAGCGCTTTTACGGTGAGTGGCGAGGGCAAGAATACCCGGTGCTTTTCCATGTGAAAGGCAATGACGTTGTTATAGAGAATTCTTCCGGCGAGTTCGTAACGATTTTGAAAGGAGGTACAACGAATGCTCGGGTTGAAAACGCAAGAAAGTCTAAAATTTAATCGCTTTTGGCAGTTGATTCAAGATACAGCCCGTAATTTTGGTTGTGTTTTCTTTGGCTTTGCGGGCGAAGGGCGAGACTTTGAAACACCAACGATGGAAGGCGAAGATTTTAGCGGTTGGTTAGTTCCAAGTCAAGAAGTAAATGCTTTTGAGCGTGATTGGGTGAAAAGTACCGATGCAGACTTTTTAGAGAAGAAACACCCTAACGCAAAATTTGTATTTTCTCTTTGGAAAAAAAGCGACACGGATATTTCCGTTGAATTCAAGGAGTTCTAAAAATTAAACACCGTTGATAAAGCAGCTTAGCGCTTATGCGCCGGGCTGCTTTTTTCATATCTAAAATTACGCGACGGCTGCGGAAAAGCCGGAAAGGAGAACCAAAATGGCAGAAACTGTGAACCAGGAAACGAACGGCACTGCGGCCGAAACGCAGGAAAACGAGCAGCGCACCTTTACGCAGGCGGAAATGAACGCGATCATTCAGGACCGGCTGACGAGGGAGCGCGGCAAATACGCAGACTATGAAGCGCTGAAAGCGAAAGCGGCGAAGTTCGACGAGGCGGAAGAAGCCGGGAAGACCGAGCTGCAAAAGGCGAATGAGAAGGCGGACGCTTTGCAGAAGCAGGTGAATGCTTTTACAAAGGCGGAGCAGCTGCGCACGGTGCGTCAGAAAGTCTCCGCTGCTACCGGTGTGCCGGCAGAGCTTTTGAGCGGCGACACGGAAGAAGCCTGCACCGCGCAGGCGAACGCAATCTTGAAATTCGCGAAGCCGAGCGGCTATCCCGCCGTGAAAGACGGCGGTGAACCCGGTGCACGCGGCGGCACCGAAAGCGACGGTGTGGCAGCGGCGTTCGGCGCTTTAAACCCGTCTTTGAAAATCTAATTTTGTTTACGAAAGGAAAGAAATCTTATGGCACACACAAATCAGGAACGCTGGGCAACTCTGGTAGACGCGAAGCTTCGCAGCCAGCTTGTTACCCGTGATAATCTCATTTTCAACAACCGCTACGAGGGCGACCCGAAGGCGGGCAAAGTAAAAATCCCGGTGCGCGACACCGAGGTGGCGGTGAAAACCTACAACAAGTCGAAGGGCGTGGACGCTTCCGACGGCTCGACAGCGTATATCGATCTCTCCATCGATCATGATGAGGCTGTGAACGAGCTCATCGACGGCTTTGATGCTGCGAGCGTGCCAGACGGCATCGTGGCGGAGCGTCTGGACAGCGCAGGCTATTCGCTGGCGCTCTCGATCGACAAGGCGTCTATCAACGCGCTCGAGGGTGCTTCCGGCGCAACGGTCAGCGCCACGAAGACAGCTGCGACCGAGACCACCGCATACAAGCTCGCGCTCGAAGCAAAGCGCGTATTGAGCCGCAAAGGCGTACCCGCCGACGGTCGTTTTCTCATTGTGTCGCCGGAGTACCTCGAAGTCCTCATGCTGGACGAACATTATATCAAGCAGGGAGACCTCTCCCAGACGCTCGTGCAGCAGGGTGTGATCGGTCGCATCGCGGGCTTTAACGTGTTTGAGTCCAACAACATGGATTTCGAGAGCACGACGCGCGTCGCGAGCAAAAAGACGACCACGGAGTTTATCGCCGGTCACCCGAACTGGTGCCACCGCGTGATGGAGTGGCAGGTGCCCGTGCATTTGCAGGACCTCAACGGCTCCGGAAAGTTCATCGGTGCCAGTGCGGTGCAGGGCCGTAAGGTTTACGGTCTGACGGTATCCAAGCCGCAGACGCTGTACATTAAGCGCACCGAAACCGCGGTGGGTTAAGATGCTGTACGCAACAGCCGAGGACGCTGCAGGGGGCTTTCGGGAGCTGAACAGCGAGGAGAAAGCACGCTGTATTAGCCTCTTGGAAGAAGCGGCGGTCATCATCGACGCGTATAACACCGGGGCGGATGCAGACCGCAAAAAGCTCGTTTCCTGCCGCATGGTGCGGCGCATTCTGGGCGACGGCGGCGGGAACGACGCGCCGCTTTATCCGCTCGGCTCCACGCAAGGCTCGGTGAGCGCCATGGGATACTCCCAGAGCTGGACGATGGGCAGCGGCAGCGCAGGCGAGCTGTATCTCTCAAAGCTCGAAAAGAAGCTGCTCGGCGTCGGGGACCGCATCGGCGCCCGCAGCCCTTTGGAGGGATTATGCGATGATACGCGGGATTGATGTTATACTGTACCGAAAACAGCAGACCGGCGAGGACGCGTTTGGCGCACCGGTGTTTAATGAAGTGTCGGAGACGGTGCACAACGTGCTCATCGGCGAACCGACGGCGGAGGAGCTTGTGAACGAATTGCAGCTCTACGGCAAGCGGCTCGCGTATACGCTGGCACTGCCGAAAGGCGACGCGCACGACTGGCACGACGTGACGGTCGAGTTTTTCGGGCAGCGTTTTCGCACGTACGGCGACGTGACGGAGGGCATCGAAGCGATGATTCCTTTGCAATGGAACAAAAAGGTGAAGGTGGAACGGTATGGCTAAAGTGAAGATCAAGCTGAACAGTAGCGGCATACAGGCGCTGTTGAAATCTTCGGAGATCATCTCGGCACTGAAGGAGCCTGCGGAGAGCATCCGGGCGACGCTCGGCGACAAGTTCGAGACCGACACGCATATCGGCAAGACGCGCGCGAACGTCTCGGTTTTCACCACCGACCCGGAAGCCATGGATATGAACATGGAAAACAACGCGATGATAAAAGCCGTCGGCGGGTACTTCCGTACAAATAAGGATGGCTCGAAGAAATTTGTCAAAGCGCCGCCTAAGAGGAAGAAAGCATGATCGAAGTCATCATCAAAAACTATCTCGCGGAAAAGCTTTCGGTGCCGGTGGTGCTGGAAGTCCCGGCAAACTCGCCAAAAAGCTTTGTATTGCTCGAAAAAACGGGCAGCAGCCGCGAGGAGCGCATTGACCGCGCGATGCTGGCGATCCAGTCCTACGCGCCGTCCATGTATGAAGCCGCAAGGCTCAATGAGCGCGTGAAATCCGCCATGGACAGCGCCGCGGAGCTGGATGCCGTCAGCGCATCGCGGCTTAACAGCGATTACAATTTTACGGACACGACGACAAAACGATACCGCTACCAGGCGGTGTACGACCTCGTCTATTTTGACGAGTGAAAGGAGCATGAATAATGAGCACAGCAATCAATGTAAGCACAGGCAAGCCGAAAGTAGGCGGCGCGATCTACCGCGCACCGCTCGGCACGGCGCTGCCGACCGATGCGAAGACCGCGCTTGCCGAAGCGTATAAAAATCTCGGCTACGCGTCCGACGCGGGCGTGGTGAACTCTAACTCTCCGCAGAGCGGCAACATCAAGGCGTGGGGCGGCGACAACGTGTTGACCTATCAAAACGAGAAGACCGACACGTTCGCATTTACGCTCATCGAAAGCCTTAACATCGACGTGCTGAAAGCGGTGCATCTCGATGAGAACGTCACCGGCGATCTTGAAAACGGCTTGACCGTCAAAGCGAACGGCAAGGAGCTCGCCGCTGGCGTGTGGGTTATCGACATGATTATGCGCGGCGGCATTTTGAAGCGCGTCGTCATTCCGAACGGCACAATCACCGAGGTAGGCGACGTGACGTATGCGGACGAAAGCGCCGTAGGCTACGAGGTCACCGTGACCGCCGTGCCGGACAGCGCAGGCAACACGCATTACGAGTATATGAGCAAGCCGGCAGCGGCGTAAGGAGGTAGATCATGATTAAAGGCAAGACAAGCGGCGGCTTCGAGTTTGAGATTGACGGCAGTGTGCTGGATGACATGGAATTTGTGGACGCGCTGGCGGAGACCGTGAACGACAATCCGCTGGCGTTTTCCAACGTCTGCGTGATGCTGTTCGGCAAGGAGCAGAGAAAGCGCCTTTATGACTTTCTGCGCGGCGATGACGGCCGAGTGCATATCACAGCCGTTTCGGACTGTATCCGCGAGGTCATGGACGCGATCGGAGACGCGGGAAAAAACTGATCGTCCTTGCCCGCATGATCGCGACGGACAAGAACGCCCTGATCTGCGACATGGCGGAAACCTACAAGGTGTTTGACCTGCGGGCGCTGCCGGTGCCCATGCTGGCGACGCTCGCGGCGGGCTTACGGGACGATTCACGCATTAAAATAAAGTTATCTGGAGCGCGTGCAGCGACGGACACCTTGCTTTTGGCGTCCATAGCTGACGCGCTTAATTTTTTAGCATGGGCAAAGACGAAGGCGGCGCAGACCGGCAAAAACCGCCCCAAATCGCTTTTGAACGCGTTTACGGAAGTACCGCAAACGCACGACGAAGTAACGGGCTACCGCACGCCGGAAGACTTTAAAGCCGCATGGCAGCGGTTAGGGGGTGAAGCAAATGGCAACTGAAATTGCAAAGGCGTATGTGCAGATTGTACCCTCAATGCAGGGTATACAAGCGCAGCTCTCAAAGAGTTTAGCCCCGGAAGTTGAGAAGAGCGGCAAAGAGTCGGGGCAGAAGATGGGCAACGCGCTTGCGGGCGGACTAAAGTCTGCGGCAAGCTCTATCGGCAAGGCGTTTACCGCCGCAGCGAAAGCCGCAGCCGTGGGATTCGGTGCGGCTGCGGCGGCTGTGACGGCGGGATTCGGTGCGGCTGAGTCGGCGGTGGCGGCGGTCGGCAAGTCGGCGCTGAATGCGTATGCGGCTTATGAGCAGCTTGTTGGCGGTGTGGAGACGCTGTTCGGAAATGCGTCGGACAAAGTGCTGCAAAACGCAAACCGAGCATTTCAGACGGCCGGTCTTTCCGCCAACGAGTACATGGAGACGGTGACGAGCTTTTCCGCATCGCTTTTGCAAAGCGTGGGTAAGGACACAAAAAAAGCGGCGGAATATGCCGACCAAGCCCTTGTGGATATGTCCGATAACGCCAATAAAATGGGCAGCAATATGCAGGACATTCAAAACGCCTATCAGGGTTTCGCCAAGCAGAACTATACGATGCTCGATAACCTCAAGCTGGGCTACGGCGGCACAAAAGAAGAAATGCAACGTCTTATCGCCGATGCAAACAAGGTGAAGCAGGCAAACGGTGAAATGGCAGATCTGTCAATCGACAGCTTTGCAGACATCACCGAAGCGATCCACATTGTACAAACGGAAATGGGCATCACAGGCACGACGGCAAAGGAAGCCAGTACAACCATTCAGGGCTCTGTCGGCATGATGAAAGCATCGTGGAAAAACCTGCTCGTCGGCGTTGCGGACGATACACAGGACTTCGGCGGGCTGATGGATAATTTTGTAGACAGTGTGGGAATAGCCGCAAAGAACATTCTGCCGCGCGTAGAAACGATTTTAGGCGGTATCGGCAGTCTGGTCGAGGGCTTGGCTCCCGTGGTCGCACAGGCCGTACCGCAGCTCGTGATGACGATTCTGCCCAGTATGGCGTCGGCTGCCGCATCACTGCTGCAAGCGTTTGCGGGCAGTCTGGTCGAGCTGGCACCGGCATTGTTGCAGTCGGCGCTCAGCGGTATACAGACGATCCTTGTAAGCGGCCTGAATGTGCCGCAGGGGCTTGCGGATAACATCATGCACGTTTTTGATAATGCTGCCAAAGCGATAGAGAATGTTTGGGGTGCGGTCAAAGATGCAATCGGCACGATTGGCAACGCTTTGAGCAACGCAGAAATAGACTGGGGAGGCATCTGGGACGGCATCGCAGACGCAGTATCAGTTACCGGTGACATTATCGCCGGAGTGTGTACAGCAATCGGAGACGCTGTGGTTTATGTAGGCGGTATTGTCGGTACAGCTTTGCTGGCAGTCGGCGACCAACTCGGCTGGCTTGTTGAGCAGGCGCAAACAGACGGCACGGCAATCAATGCTGCATGGACAGCGGTGCAGGATGCTTTCAGCGCGGTGGGCGATGTAATCGGCATGGCATTGGAGGGCTTATCCTCTCTATTCGGCTCATTCTTTGCGAACAATCAGTCGGGCACAAGTTTGTTTTCTGCCGTATGGGAGTATGCGGCAACATATCTTGCAACGATTGCGCAGACCATTGCCGGTGCGATACAGGGCATTGCGGACGCAATCAAATGGCTTGTGGACGAAGCGCAGACGGACGGCACGTTCCTCAATGCGATCTGGACGCAGGTGCAAACAGTATTCGAGACGGTGACAAGCGTCATTTCGTCACTGTTCTCCGCGTTCACGGCAGCGCTCAACGGCGACTGGAACGCATTCGGCGAAAATCTGCTCAATGCCGGACAAATATTCCTTGGCGGGCTCGCTGACCTTTGGAATAACGGATGGACAGCGATTGGTAACTTTGCAACGCAAATTTGGAATGCAATCAAATCCTCTGTTTCCAATATCATCAACGGCATAAAATCCACGATCGGCACGGTGGTGGACGCGATCAAAGC